ACGTCGATACAAGAGAATCAGTCCGTGAGATTACCGAGAAAGAGAAAGACGCGATTATTGTCGCAAGTATCGGGACTTTTTCTACTGGGATTAATATACGTAATCTTCATAATATTATATTTGCCTCTCCAAGCAAAAGTCAAATTAGAGTCCTACAATCAATCGGAAGAGGATTAAGGAAGAGTGAAGATGGACAAGATACAAAGATATATGATATAGCAGATGACTTACACTGGAAAAATCAAAAGAATTATACCCTACAACATGCCGCTGAAAGAATTAAAATCTATTCTAAAGAACGGTTTAACTACAAAATGTTTGATATAAATATATAATATGGAAGGACTAAATATAAGACACTTTAAACTCATGAATGGCGAAGAGATAATTGGTCTCGTTGCTATTAAGAATGATGATAATTTTATAATTGAAAGACCGGTAAGACTGAATCCTAGTATGTTAGGTGGAGTTCAGTTTGTAGCTTGGTTTCCTTTCAGCGATGCAAAACAATTTAAAGTTTTTAAGAGCTCAATTTTACAACATGTTCCTGTAGCAGAGTCTATAAAAGAAACATATGTGAACTTCTCTCTTAAAATGGATAGACCAATTCAAACTGTTCAGACTAAAACAGACCAAGAGCTCTTAGAAGAATACGAGAGTCGACTTGCTTCTGGTACTGACCACTTTGATGAGGAACCACTCAATGAGCTGGATAAGAAGAGAACATTACATTAATATAGTATCCTCTACCGCTCCGGGTGTTAATATATTATACCATAAAAACAGGCAAATGTAAACGATTATTTTCACTTTTTGTGAAATAAATTTAAATTAAATTATTCCTTTACATTTACACCAAAGTATGGTATAATAGTATATTATGGAGAAAATATTATGACTAAGGTCAAACCAAAAGATAAACCACATTACGTTAACAATCGAGAATTCTCTGAAGCAGTCATGGATTATGCTATAGAAGCACGTGATTGTAGAGAAAAAGAAAAGAAAGTTCCTACAGTTCCAGATTACATTGCAAAATGTTTTATTAGAATATCAGAAGGACTGTCTCACAGACCGAACTTTGTTCGGTACACCTATAGAGAAGAAATGGTTATGGATGCCGTTGAAAATTGCTTAAGAGCAATTGGTAACTATAACATTGAAACTGCTACAAGAACTGGAAAGCCTAATGCATTTAGTTACTTTACTCAAATATGCTACTTTGCATTTATTCGTAGAATAACTAAAGAAAAGAAACAACAAGATATCAAATTTAAATTCATTGAGAAGATGGGTATAGAAGATTTTGTTCAAATGGGTATGGATAGCGAAGGAGCTGAACAAACTATGGCTTATGTTGATACATTAAGACAAAGGATTGGTACTATTCGTACTAAAGACGAAGCTATTAAGAAATTTGCAAAAGAGGAGAAGAAGCGAGAGAAAGAAAAACTTGAGCTGTTTATGTAATGAAAAAAGTAAGTACAAAACAAAACCAAAGACATTTACGTCTTATGAAAAAAAGAACAAGAAAGGCTGAAATAAGAAAAGAGCGAAGAGAAGAGGTAATGGCTCAAATGCTTATAATCAAACAATCGCATAAAAGAATAGCAAGAACTCAGAGAAAAATGAGTAAACTTGCAAAACAAGCAGCTGCATCTAGAGCACTATGAAGATAGCGATATTGAATGACACTCATTGTGGTGTCAGAAACAGCAGTGATATATTCTTAAACTATCAAGAGCGCTTTTATGAAGAGGTATTTTTTCCTTATCTAAAAGAACATGACATCAAACAGATATTGCATTTAGGAGATTATTATGAACACCGTAAGTTCGTTAATTTCAAAGCTCTTAATCAAAATCGTAAACATTTTCTTGAGCCTTTGCGTGATGCTGGTATTACTATGGATATCATTCCTGGTAATCATGATGTTTATTTTAAGAATACTAATGAGCTATGTTCCCTCAAAGAACTCTTAGGTTATTTCACATCTAACGTAAACATTGTAATGAAGCCAACTGTATTAGACTATGACGGTCTTGGAGTTGCGGTTATACCATGGATTAACAACTCAAACTATCAAGAGTATGTAGATTTTGCTTTAAATTGCAAAGCACCGATATTAGGAGCTCATTTGGAATTGAAAGGATTCGATTTAATGGCAGGGATGCCTAATCCACATGGTATGAATGCAGATATCTTTTCAAGATTTGAAATGGTTCTATCAGGTCATTTCCATACTAAATCAAGTCAAGGTAACGTAACTTATCTTGGTTCTCAAATGGAATTTACCTGGGCTGATGTTGATGACCCTAAGTACTTTCATATACTTGATACTGAAACAAGAGAAATAGAAGCAGTAAGAAATCCAATAACCATATTCAAAAAGGTTATATATGATGATGCTAAAATAGATTATGACAAAATAGATGTAAGTCAATATGAGAAACATTTCATCAAACTGATTGTTATAAATAAAAATGACTTGTATATGTTTGACAAATTTGTCGATAGATTACAGAATATAGAAACATATGAACTTAAGATTGCAGAATCTTTTGAAGAGTATCTAGGAGAAAGCGTTGAAGACGAGAAAATCTCTCTTGAAGATACTAATCAACTTTTAGATTCATATGTCGAAGCTGTAGATACTGACTTAGATAAAGAACATATCAAAATTGAATTGAGAAAGCTTTATACAGAAGCACAGAACCTAGAGGTTGTATGATACATTTTAAATCATGTGAATGGAAGAATTTCCTATCCACCGGTAGTGACCCTATCAAAATCCAACTAGATAAAACACCTACAACATTAATCGTTGGCCAGAATGGCGCAGGTAAATCTACTTTACTTGACGCTCTTTCGTTTGGTTTATTTGGTAAGCCACACAGAGATATAAAGAAAGACCAAATGATTAATAGTATCAATAAAAAAGGTACTATCGTAACAGTTGAAATGACAATTGGAAGTCATGAATTTAAAATTATAAGAGGAATCAAACCAGGTAAGTTTGAAATCTATCAAAATGGCAATCTTATTAATCAAGCATCTAATGCAAGAGATTATCAGAAGTTCTTAGAACAGAATATACTTAAGCTCAATCATAAATCTTTTCACCAGGTAGTTGTACTTGGTTCGTCTTCGTTTATACCATTCATGCAATTACCAGTATGGTCAAGAAGAAATATTATAGAAGACCTATTAGATATCAATATCTTTTCAAAGATGAATATGTTATTAAAGGAAAGAAACTCTAAAATAAAAGAAGAGCTTACTGATGTCAATCATCAAATCGATATCTTTAAAACAAAGATGGATTCTCAAAGTAAGTATATCAAAGATTTGCAAGAGTTAAATGATGACCAAATACAAAACAAAAGAGATTCTATTGATATACACAAAGAAGATATTAATAAGTTATTTGACGAAAGTAAAACTCTTGGAAAGAATTTGACAGCATCTATATCAGCTGAAGAGAAACATAGTACTGAAATTGTAAAGAAAATGTCTCAACTAGATTCATATGATATGTCATTTAATGATAAGATAAAAGGATTAGTTGAAGAAAGCAGATTCTATGAAGACAACGATACATGTCCAACATGCGACCAGGATATAGATGAAGAACTGAAAACTCAAAAGATAGAATCAGTTAAATCAAAAGCTCAAGAAATACAAAAAGCCAAAGGTGACTTAAGCAAGAATATAGCTGATATGAAAACTGAACAACAAGCAGTATCAAATAGTCTAAATTCACTTCGTCAAAAACAACAAAAGATAAATAGTAATAATGACGCAATAGCTTTAATTCAAAAGGAAGTTAATAAAGTACAAAAGGAAATAGATAATCTCCAAGGACAAACAGGAGATGTATCAAAAGCTAAAAGAGACTTAACTCAATTAAGAAAGAATAAAGATAAGTCGACTGAAAAGAAGCTTGAATACGTAGAAGAAAGAACTTATAATGAAGTCATAGGAGAAATGCTAAAGGATACTGGTATCAAAACTAAAGTTATTAAGCAATATTTACCAGTGATGAACAGATTAATTAATCAGTATTTACAGATACTTGATTTCTTTGTATCGTTCCATTTAGATGAAAACTTCAATGAAACTATAAGGTCAAGGCATCGTGACTCATTTAATTATGCATCATTCTCAGAAGGTGAGAAACAAAGAATAGATTTATCTCTTCTTTTCACCTGGAGACAGATAGCTAAAATGAAAAACAGTGCAGCATCAAATCTACTCATATTAGATGAAACCTTTGACTCAAGCTTAGATATAGATGGCATCGATAATCTCACAAGAATACTTGATACTCTTGAAGATGGAAGCAATGTATTTATCATATCTCATAAAGGCGATGTATTAGAGAACAAATTTAGAAGCAAAATTGAGTTCTTTAAGGAAAGAAATTTCTCAAAAATCAAGTGATAAGTGAAAATAATTAGCACTCTTATCACCTTTTAAAAATTATTTTCAAAAAAATCGTTTACATTTGCAGAGAACTGTGGTATAATATACATATATTTAAGGATAAGGAAACCTATGATAAAACACAAAAGCACCCTCGCTAAGCTAATGGCTAGAGAAAACATTACTGTTCAATATGGTAATTATCAAACAGCTTGGTTTGACATTAAAAACAGAGTACTTGGATTACCTATGTGGAAAGACATGGGTAAAGACGTATCTGATTTATTAATAGGCCATGAAGTTGGCCATGCATTATTTACACCATTCGAAGGTTGGCATGATAGTCCTGAAAAGCTAGAAGGCTGCCCTCGTTCGTATATTAATGTTGTTGAAGATGCTCGTATCGAAAGACATATAAAAGAAGCTTACGTTGGTTTAGTAGGTCCTATGCAAAGAGGATACAGGAAACTATTTGATGATGGTTTCTTCGGTGACACTCAGTCCCTCGAGTGGGATAAAGTAAAGTTGATTGATAAAATCAATTTGAATGCTAAAGTAGGGAATCTACTTAATGTACCTTTTTCTGATGAGGAGCAAGTGTATATGGATAGAGCTATGAAAACAGTAACGTTCGAAGATGTTACTAATCTTGTAAGAGATATATTACAGTATACTAAAGATAACCAAGAAGAATTATTAAATCCACCTGAGCCTCCAATGGTTGATTTACCAGAAGATGGCGAAGAAGAAGAGCAACAAGAGCATCAGCCTCAAATGGGTCATGATGATATGCAAAGCTCAGAAGATGAAGAAGAAGCTCAAGCAGAGTCAAAGCAAAAAAGCAACAAATCACAGCAACTAACTGAAGATAAAGAAGTCGAAGAAGATAAAGAAGCTGAAAGTAAAGGCAGAGTTGAAGAAGACGTATCAGAAACTGATGAAGTATTCAGAAGAAAAGAACATACACTCTTAGACACTAATGAATCTGGCAGTCAAGTTTTGATTGGTAACGACTTTAATAAAGAAGTTGCTAAAAGAATTGTTATACCTTATGCTCAACTAGCAAAAGAAAGAAAAGCAAGAATTGCTGAAAATTATGAATATCTAAATGATGTAGTTAAAATGGATGAAGGTGATTATTGGTATGATAAAAGAGCCCAACCACTTACGTATGACGAAACCTTAGGCAATTATAAGTCATACATTAAAGAAGTTAAAAAGAATGTTAACTTTGCAGTTAAAGAGTTTGAAATGAGAAAAGCTGGATACAGATACACAAGAGCTCAAACAGCAAAAACAGGTTCTATCGATGTTAACAGATTATGGTCTTATAAAACTAACGATGATATATTTGCTAGAGTCACAAAATTAGCTGATGCTAAAAATCATGGAATGTTTATGTTGATTGATTTTTCAGGTTCAATGAATGACATTATGGGAGATGTTCTTGATCAACTTATACATTGTATAGTATTTTGTAAAACAGTCAATATACCTTTCGATGTATATGGTTTCACAAATCAAAACGTTTCACTAGGTGGTGGATGGAATGGAGACAGAAATGTATTTCCAATCGATTCAGAAGTTGACCATGGTGGATTATCACTACCTCAACTTATCACTTCAACTCTTAAAAAGAAAGATTACGAAGAAGCATTACAGTCACTATATGTAAGAATGGAATTCTGCAAAGATGATTACACATATAGAGAAAGATTAGTTATTAGTAAGAACGAAGAGTATGGTTCTACCCCACTGAATGAGGCTCTAATACACAGTCACAAGATGATTGATAGATTCAAAAGGGATAATAATATTGACAACATGAACCTCGTCGTGATATCAGATGGTGATGCAAATGGCTTAAGAATTGCTAAAGACAGAGATATAAAAATTGAAAGAACCATACCTGATAGCTGGGGTGGTGCTATAATAAACATTATGGGCAAAAATGTTAAGCTAAAAGATACAAGAAGAGAAGGCACTAAAAGTCTTTTACAAAACTTACAAAAACAGTTTGGTCTTACTACGATAGGATTTTTCCTAGCTGATAATGCCCACAACTTTAAATACAAAATCTCTGATTGCGATACTTCAGCTGACATGTGGGATGATGGCATAAAAAAGTACAATAGAGAATATGCAAAAAACAAATGTGTTACGTTTAAAGACGAGCTTGGATACAATGAATTATACATTGTTAAATCTTGGAAAGGAGCATTAGCTACTGACGCCACTGAATTCGAAGTTAATGAAGACGCTTCAAAGGGTCAATTAACTTCAGCATTTAAGAAATACAGTAAGTCTAAAAAGCTTAACAAAACACTATTAACGAACTTCGGTAAGGCGGTAGCAGAATGAACAACACTATTCTGCAAAGTATTTCACCTAAAAGTGAAAATAAACCTTTACAAACACGTCGAACTATGGTATAATATACATATATAAATTGATAAGGAGAAACTATATTATGAATAACTTGAAAAAATCTACCCAGATAATTCTCAAAGAACTTGCTACCAGATACCCTGATAGTACTGAGTTCAGAAAAAACGCAATTGTTGAAGTCGGAAAAGAGTTCGGCTACACCGGTAAGGATTGGGACCCTTTAATGCAAAAAAACAACAGAGTCAAAATTGGCACATACGATTTGGCTGGACTTATTGAGCCATTAAGAGAAACAATGGTATCCAACAGCGTGGTTAAAATGCCACAATCTGCAGCTCAAATGCAGTCAATAGTAAACGAAGAAAAAACTTTCGCTAAAACAGATAAATCATTCGTACCTTGGGGAGCATTTTCTGACATTGTAAAGATTGTCAAATCAAATATGTTCTACCCAACATATATCTCTGGTCTATCAGGCAATGGTAAAACATTCATGGTAGAACAAGCATGTGCTAAAGTAGGCAAAGAGTTTATCAGAGTTCAAATCAATCCTGAAACAGATGAGGATGATTTACTTGGTGGCTTTAGACTTATTGATGGAGAAACAGTTTTCTCTAAAGGTCCAGTTCTTAAAGCAATGGAAAATGGAGCTATCCTCTTACTTGATGAGATTGATAGAGCAACAAACAAAATTATGTGCTTACAAGGAATCCTTGAAGGCAAACCAGTACTTGTTAAAAAGACTGGCGAAATCGTAGAGCCTGCTGAAGGTTTCAATGTAATAGCAACAGCCAATACTAAAGGTAAAGGTTCAGAAGATGGTAGGTTCACAGCAGCTTCAATCATCGATGATGCTTTCCTTGAAAGGTTTACAATATCAGTTGACCAACAGTTCCCATCTCTTAATGTAGAGAAAAAGATTGTATTCAAACACATGGAGAAATTCAATTGTATGGATATCGACTTTGCTGAAAAGTTAGTCCTTTGGGCTGATATTATCAGAAAAACTTTTTATGATGATGGTGTCGATGAAGTCATTTCAACTAGAAGACTATGTCACATTGTACAAACATTCTCTATCTTTCAGAAAAGAGATAAAGCAATTGACTTATGTATCTCAAGGTTCGATTCTGATACTAAAGAAGCTTTCCTTGACTTATACAGCAAAGTAGATGCTGATGAAATTGTCGAAGAGACAGGAGACATTAATGCTGCAGAAACTTATGAAGTCTAATCAAATAGATTACAAATTTAACGAAGGAGCTCTTGTTGAAGAGCTCAAGAGTTATATAGACAAAACTTATGGTGGTCACTATTCAAAGAATCAGTTTCAATCAACTGAATTCATTATTGATTGTGGACATGGCATGGGTTTTGCTTTAGGAAACGTACTTAAGTACGCTCAAAGGTATGGTAAAAAAGAAGGACATAACAGAGCTGACCTTCTCAAGATTTTGCACTATGCTATAATCGCTCTGGATTGCCATGATAAAAATGAAAACTAATCGTTTACATTACAATGAAAGTATGGTATAATAGTTATATAATGGAGAAAATATGAACTTATCAACAGACACCTTGAATGTGTTAAAAAACTTCGCAACAATAAATCCAAATATTGTTTTCAAACCAGGACAAAAACTGAAGACTATTTCAGAGTCCAAAACTATTCTAGCTTCTGCTGAAATAGTCGAAGACTTTCCTAAAGAATTTGGAGTCTATGACTTAAACGAATTCTTATCAGTCTTAAGTCTTATTGATAATCCTACATTAGAGTTTGAAGATAAAGCAGTATTGGTACAAGGTAGTGGACAAAAGATAAGATATTTCTTTTCTGAAAGCGATATCCTAACCACTCCTCAAAAAGATATTCAGATGCCAGAACCAGAACTTGGAGTTAATATCGAAGAAGATAAACTAAATCAGATTCGTAAAGCTGCTGCTGTTCTTGGTCATACTGAACTAGCTATAACAGGTAATGATGGAGTCATTACAGCCTCTGTACTCGATACAAGAGACTCGACTTCAAACCTATTTGAAATAGAGCTAGATAGAGACAATTCATGTAAAAATGGATTTAACTTCGTGGTAAGTATACCCAACTTGAAATTGCTACCAGGCGATTACTTTGTAAGCATAAGCTCAAAGCTAATCTCTAACTGGACTAATAGTAATTATCCTGTTGATTATTTTATCGCTCTTGAGAAAAACTCAAGCTACGATGTATAAATATATTGTAGGAATGGAAGATGCCGCATGGGGCGGGTCTTTTAATTTTCGTAAATATGCATAGGAGAAAATTATGTCAGAAGAAGTGAATAACGTTGAAACTGAAGCTGAAGAAAGCGTCCAGTTAAGTCTACAAGACATCGCTACAATGGTACAAATAATTGATATTTGTTCTAAAAGAGGTGGATTTGAAGGCCCTGAGCTTGAAGCAGTTGGTGGTTTAAGAAACAGAACAGTTAAGTTTCTAAACGCGGCTTCCAAAGGCAACGAAACACCAGAAGGTCAAGTACCGGTGGAAGAAGTTGCTGATGAAGAATCAGTCGAAGGTTAATACAAGAGGGGTGAAAGTCCCCTCACATTTTATTATTAAGGAATACATTATGAACAACAATGAAAAAGCCAAATTGCTCAAGGCTTTACAAAAAGGGCAAGTCACAGTCACATTCAAAAAAATAGATACAGGCGAAATAAGAATTATGCCTTGTACTCTTAATCCATCAGTTCTCGAAGCTAATGGAGTAACTATTGATATTAATTATTCACCAACAGACATGGAGGCATTTCCAGTATGGTCATTAGACAAAAATGCTTGGAGGTCTTTTAGGTTAGATACCGTAGAAGGTTGGGAGGTACTATAATGGAAGAGTTCCTATGGGTGGAAAAGTATCGCCCAAGAAAAGTAGAGGAATGTGTACTATCACAAGACCTTAAAAAGATATTTCAAAATGTTTTAAACAAAGGCGAACTTCAGAATATGATGTTCACTGGTACTGCTGGTACAGGAAAGACCACAGTTGCCAGAGCACTTTGCAACGAGCTTGACTTAGATTATATAATCATTAATGGTTCAGAAGAATCAGGTATTGATACTCTAAGAAACAAAATCAAACAATTCGCTTCGTCCGTTTCCTTATCAGGCGGCCTCAAAGTCGTCATCTTGGACGAAGCGGATTACCTTAATCCACAATCCACTCAACCAGCTTTGCGTGGATTTATCGAAGAGTTTTCAGCTAACTGTAGGTTTATACTTACTTGTAATTTCAAGAATCGTATAATCGAACCATTACATTCAAGAACCAGCGTTATCGAATTTGCGATGCCAAAGAAAGAGAAAGAAGCTCTTGCTGGTCAGTTTATGCAAAGGGTTCAACAAATACTATCAGTTGAAAGTATCAACTCAGAACCAGCTGTTATTGCTGAACTGATTATGAAATACTTTCCAGATTTCAGAAGAACACTTAATGAACTACAAAGATATTCAAACTTTGGTAAAATCGATAGTGGTATATTAGTCAATGCTAATGATATCGCTCTTGATACTCTTATGAATGCTCTTAAAATAAAAGACTTTCGTAAAATGAGACAATGGGTTGCTGATAATATCGATATAGAACCAGCATCAATGTTTCGTAAAGTATACGATAACATGAATGAATATGTAGAGCCACAATCAATACCGCAACTGGTACTTATCTTAGCCGATTATCAATATAAAAACAGTTTCGTTGCAGACCATGAATTGAATATGGTTGCATGTTTAACTGAAGTAATGGCAGGAGTAAAATTCAAATGAAAAAATTCGTAAACTTGCCATTTGGTGGCGAAATCGTAGAACAAGAAACGACTACTAGATGGGATATAGTAACCGTTCATTTTGAAGGTCAAAAAGAACAGTATAGAGCAGTTGAATTCGATTCTGCAAATGTTATTATTTCTGAAAGAACATTCACCAAAAAATCAGACGCTCAAACGTTCATAGATAAACAATGAGTCCATTCGATTACTTAAAAGCAATTAATGAAACCAAGAAAGATATCATGGTTGATGACATTGCTGAGAAAGAATACAATCCTTTCATTATAAATCGTGGTCTTTCTTTCTTTAAAGACACTGTATTGTATGCTAATGAAATGAATAAGCATCATCACCTAGACCATCGCGTTCAGTTCGATTTTCTTATAAATATAATTAGAAAGAAGAAAAGATGGTCTAAATGGATTAAGGCCAGTGATATTGACCATCTTGAACTCATCAAAGAAAATTATGGGTATAGTGATGAAAAAGCTAAATCAGCGTTATCTCTAATTAATGATGAACAAATTGAACAATTGAAACAAAGGATATATAAAGGTGGAAAACGATAACACTCAAATACAAATAAAAGATTGGACTCCAGGCAGTATGCTTGAAGTCTCTCTTAGAGAACCAGATGACTTTTTAAAGATACGCGAAACATTAACACGTATAGGTGTAGCTTCTCGCAAAGACCAGAAGCTATTTCAATCTTGCCATATTTTACATAAGCAAGGTAGATATTTTATAGTTCACTTTAAAGAACTATTTTTGCTAGATGGAAAACCATCTAGTTTATTAGAGAACGATGTACAAAGACGAAACACAATCGCAACATTACTCGCCGACTGGGGTTTAGTAACGATTATGAAGCCGGAGATGGCTAAAGAATTAGCACCATTGAGACAGATTAAGGTGATTCCTTTTAAGGAAAAAACTCAATGGGAACTATGCCCTAAGTATAACATAGGGAATTCCAACAATGGAGAAAAGAATTAAAAAGACCTGGAAAATATTTCATAAGCTTATGAAATCAGGCAGATTAAACAAAGTAGTAAAAATCTACTTATAAAAGAATTATTTAAACTAGCAATCAAGCTTGTATAAATATAACTGAAAGAGTGCGGTATTGGACCGGCTCTAACAAACCTTGCTATATATAGGAGGAACTAAAAATGGTAAGAAATACTTTGAACGTACCACGTTCATTATTCGTCGGATTCGATACTTTATTTGAAGACCTGGAAAGGATTCATCAAAGTGCGAGGTCCGGAACTGATAACTATCCACCACATAACGTTGTGAAAATCGATGATGAAAAATTTCTCATCGAACTTGCAATTGCTGGATTTAAAGAAGAGGATATATCCTTGGAACTTAAAGATGGCATATTGAAAATCAAGGGAGAGGTGGCATCGGTATCGCGTGAATACGCGTATAAAGGTATATCGTCCCGCAAATTCGAGAAATCATTTCGACTCTCAGAATTTGTTGTAATAGACGGTGCTGATTTGAAAGATGGAATACTTGTAGTGTATGCTAGAGTAGAACTTCCGGAAGAGAAGCGTCCTAGAAAGATCGAATTAGGGTCTGCTGGGGCATCAAAGAAGAAAGAATATCTCATTGAATAGAGATAAACTGGCGAGCAGCGAAACTCAGTAGATATAAATGAAATATTTACTGGAGAACAACATGAAACATATAGTCCATTTAATGGATAAGTATGAAGACGTTGCCGAGGCCTTAAAAACTACTATCTTTGCTTTATTAATTACAGGGTTAATTTTAGGATTAGCACCAATGTTAATGGTAATGCAATATAACAGTATTTAAGACCAAATTGACAAAATCATGCGGGGAGTAAGAAATTGCTCCCCAATCTTTAATTGAAAATAAATGCAAATAAACCTTTACATTTAACCTAAACTATGGTATAATATACATATGATGAAATTCTATACTAATGTGTCTCGATATGGTAATATGATTCTCTTACGAGGATATGACCATGGAAGACGAATTGAAAAGAAAGTCAAATACGAACCAATCCTTTTTACATCTACTAATCTTCCTACCAAGTGGAAATCGCTTGATGGAAATCCTGTTGGTGTAGCAAATGCTGGTAAAAGATTCGAGTCTATGAGGACTGCAAACGAATATGTACAAGCAAACAAAGGCGTGTCTGGTAAGAAAATATACGGAAATACAAAGTACGTTCCAGCGTTCATTAATGATTACTATCCAGGTAATATCGAATTCGATAGAAACAAAATCAACGTATCAACAATCGATATTGAAGTTGCTTCTGACGATGGATTCCCTGAGCCTGAAAAAGCTGACCATAAGATTACTGCTATTTGTATGAAAAACAATATTGGCAATACTTATTATGTTTGGGGCTTAGGTGATTATGATACTGACAAATCTTATATGAAAGACCACATGGTTGTATATCGTAAGTTTGACCGTGAAGATGATTTACTTATTAACTTCATTACTCACTGGTCATCTCAACAATATTGTCCTGATGTCGTCACTGGCTGGAATTCAAGGTTCTTTGATATTCCATATCTTGTAAATAGAATCAATCGTATGCTTGGTGAAGCTTATGTCAAAAGACTGAGTCCCTGGGGAATGATTGATAGACAAGACGTAACTAAGATGGGAAGGACTCAAACTGCTTATGAACTTAAAGGTATATCTCAACTTGATTACCTTGACCTATTCAAGAAGTTTGGCTATTCCTATGGACCACAAGAATCATATAAACTCGACAACATTGCGCATGTCGTGCTAGGAGAAAAGAAACTATCTTACGATGAGTATTCTAATCTCCATACTCTTTACAAACACAATCATCAAAAGTTTATCGATTATAATATCAAAGACGTTGAGCTTGTCGATAAAATCGAAGATAAACTTGGATTGATTACTCTTTGCATGACGATGGCTTACAAAGCTGGAGTTAACTATAACGATACATTTGGTACTACAATGATATGGGATACGATTATCTATCGCAGATTATTCGCTAACAATATTGCCATACCATTTGTTGAAGATAAAACTAAATCAAACTATCCAGGTGGCTTTGTCAAAGACCCGCAAGTAGGAATACATGATAATGTTGTTTCGTTTGATTTAAACTCTCTTTATCCATCAATTATTATGCAATACAATATGTCGCCAGAAACAATTGCAAATGGAGAGATTACTCAGTTCGATATCGATGATGCAATCACTTCGCATAAAATGTCTCCTAATAGAGGTAAAGCTCTTGCGGCAAATGGCCAGTACTTTAACGTAGACAAGCCAGGTATAATCCCATTCATCATCGATGAAATGTACAAAGAGCGTGTAGGGATTAAACAAGAAATGATTAATGCTCAAAAAGAAAAAGAAAAGGTAGATAAAAATGACAAACAAAAACTATATCAAATCGAAAGAGACATCGCTATTGCAGAAAACAGACAAATGGCTATTAAGATTCTTCTTAACAGTTTGTATGGTGCTCTTGGCAATCGCTATTTTCGATTCTTCGACCAGAGAATCGCAGAAGCTATTACCCTCACCGGACAACTTACAATTCGATGGGCCGAATTTTCGCTTAACACCTATCTCAACAGAGTGCTCAAACCTGAAAAATGGAAAGACTATGTCATTGCCATCGACACAGATTCGTTGTATGTATGCTTAGATGACTTTGTTCAAAAATTCAAACCTGAAAATAAAATTGACTTCTTAGATAAAGTTGCAAGTGAAGCTCTTGAACCAGAGCTTGAAAAGTCCTACGACCAGTTGTATAAGTATCTTGGTGGAGTAGATAATCGTATGGTTATGAAACGTGAAGCAATCGCTGACCGTGCGCTTTGGACCGCAAAGAAAAGATATATTATGAATGTACATGATAACGAAGGCGTAAGATATGCTGAACCAAAGCTTAAAATTATGGGTATTGAAGCCATTAAGTCTTCTACACCTGAACCATGTCGTGACGCTCTTAAAAATATATTCAAAGTCATTATGAAAGAAGATGAAAGGACAGTACAAGAAGCTATTGAACAGTTCAAAAACTATTTCAAAACTCTTGACCCTGACCAAATTGCATTTCCTCGTGGTGTAACTCAAGTTAAAAAGTTCCAAGATAGAAATTCATTGTACAAAAAAGGTACACCCATTCACGTTCGTGGCTCGATACTCTATAACAAATTGATTGAAGACATGCAACTTAAAAAGAAATACGAACTCATTAACAATGGCGAAAAGATTAAGTTCTTATATCTTCGTCAACCAAATTCAATTCATGAAAATGTTATTGCGTTTCCATCCTACCTCCCAGAGGAGTTTGGCTTAACTAAATACATAGACCATGAGACCCAATTTCAAAAAACATTCCTTGACCCTATTGAACCAGTCTTGGAAGCAGTAGGCTGGTCTTCGAAAGAAGTCGCAAACCTTGAGGATTTTTTTGGATAAAAACGTTTACATTTACGTAAAAATGTGGTATAATAGACTAATATGGAGAAAAATATGAAATTAGTAAGACTATCCTCAGGAGAGGAAGTTATCGGTAAAGTAGTAGAGAATGAAGATTCAATTACAATCACAGATGGATATTCACTTATTCCAGCTGGAGAAGGTAAGATTGGATTTATGCCGTTCATGGCTTATACAAAAGCTAAAGATGGTATTACTATTGATAACAAATTTGTGCTATTCATCGTTGACCCAGTTGACCAAATCGTTGACCAGGTAAGAGAAATGGATAGTGGAATCGTAACAGCAAAATCAGGAATTATTACATGAGCAAAGACTGGGTAAAAGATATATCCGATATGCAATACAAATATGGCGTAAAGTCGTGGATTCATAATAATAGAGACGATGCTGAAAAGCTACGTAAGTATCTTGAATTTAGAGTTAAGTTTATAAGAGAAGAACTAATGGAAACAGAAGCAGCTCTTACACATAAAGACCCAGAAGAAATTGTTGATGGTCTTATTGATATTTGTGTTGTTGCTATTGGTACTCTTGATGCATTTGGTATTGATGCATATAAAGCATGGGATGAAGTGCTTAAAGCAAACCTATCAAAAGAAGTAGGTGTAAAAGAATCAAGACCAAATCCACTAGGATTACCAGACTTAATAAAACCAGAAGGTTGGGAGGCTCCTTCACACGAAGGAAATCATGGTAAGTTTAAC